CTTTTTGGCAAGACATTCTTGATAAATGTCTTCCTGAGAATCCGGAGCGGCCTATTATTCAATCTACCTGGGTCAAGGAAAGCTTTTCAATGCCTGATCGTAAGAGGGTTGATCCTCTTTGGATCAAGCTTTTTGATTCCAAGCCTTCCTTGTATAGATCATCGGGGATAAACCCGAACTTTCTTCCACAGCAGGAATGCTACGGGAGCGTGTTCGGGTATCCCTTCGAGGTGGCAAAACAGGCCTTACTATCTTCCATTCGGGACTTTGAGATGGATTATCTACTCGTCCTTGAACAGAAGGTAATAGGGATCCAGAGAAAGGGTCCCCCGATGGGGGAACCCTTGGCCTGGGCTGTCTTGCCGCTTGTCTCCCTATATTGTTTTGAAAGGGAGGTAGGTAGGGGGGATATAGAGACCTATGGAGATGACGCGATATTCATTTGTTCAGATACCGAATCGCTTCGATTTTCTGAACGAATACAACGTCTAGGGTCCCACATATCCAAGGATAAAGATTTCTTTCATCCTTCTCTCGGGCTGTTTACCGAGATTTTAACCCGCGACGGTAAACCTGTCGGGGGTATTCCCCTATCACCCTTCTTCTCGATTCAGTCGAAAGGTGAGCAGACCTATTACAGTGTCGGGACGTCTCTAAAGAAAATGAGAGACGTCCATAAGCCACCGAATTGGGTCTACTATCGATGCGTGATGTTCAATCGTTTTGCGGGAGAGATACGGTTGGCGATTAAGAATCGCTGCCCTGTACGTCTCCCCCTCCCTCTGGGAGGCATCAACATCGATTATCCAGGTGCGGTTAATTATTATGAAAGAAAAATAATACCGTACGTGGAATCTCTTGGTCCAGGTGGATATTTCTCCCCGAGCGTGAAGTTAGCTCCTGAGAGAAGAATCCACGCCAAGGTCCGAGTGAGTCAGAAGATCTTTCAAGATCTTCAGAACTCAGTCGGCGCCCGTTTCGACTGGACTATGAAATTTTCTGATGCGATGCAAACGTTAACAATCCCTTATTACCGCGCTAGTGCGCTGGCTGGGGACTGGGCCGTTGACGTCGAATCAAGAGTCTTCCGTCCTGATCCTCGTATACTTGGACCGGGACTCGGAAAGACCCTTCGGGATGTAGCTTCGAAGCCCGGAGTTTGTCTTAACTCCGAACTTCTGGCTCGATGGGACCCTATGGTCCATCTCAATCCCGAGAGTGCTAATCCCGATATTTCTATCGGGGCGGATCCTTGGATCCCTAATGCGCGCGTAGCGTATCGGGATCCATGGCATATCTGCT